TGGTCGAATTTCCGCCCCGCAGTCAATTCCATGACGGTTTCGACGACGCAATGTTCCAAGGCATCGCACAATTCGGATCGAGTCATTTTGAAAACACCTCCGTACACGCTGCCCTGTCGGTCAGCAGCATTTGACAGAACGAAACCACGCTGCTGGCCGGCTAGGCCAACGTTTTGCTTAGACACCAGAATGTCACCGGTCGGTCAGCAGCGCCTTGCAATTTGTTACCCGGAAAGGTAAGCTACTATGGCGAGCAATGCAACCCGTGGTATCGGCGTCGTGGAAGATTTTGTAACCAAGCTCAAAAGCCGCATGGCCGTCCTGAAGCTAAAGCCAGTTGAATTGGCAGAAAGAGCAGGCGTCGGCTACCCGTATCTCTATCGGGTGCTGAAGCGAGAGCAGGCCCCGTCGATGGAATGGGCCGAAAAAGTAGGGTCCGAAGTGGGGCTCCGAATCAGCACGGAAGTCGTGCATAAATCCCGCAGAAAAAGTTCTTAGATTTGGGGTTGCACCCATTACCTAATCGGGTAAAATGGCCAACGTCTAAGCAAAAGTCGTTGGCCAGTTCTTTTTCGGGACTCTCCCGAGCCTGAGTTGGCCTCTTACAACTCAACGTTACGCCGAGCCCACGCATGGCCGCTCCCGCGCCAATCATCAATCGCGAGTTTGCAGCGCTTTGCCCGCCGCTGGCGGCCGAAGAGCGCCGCATGCTCGAAGCCGACATCGACGCCAACGGCTGCCTCGTACCGCTGGTGATTTGGGAACGCGACGGCCGCACGATCCTCGATGGTCACAACCGCTACGAGATTTGCAAGAAGCGCAACGTTCCATTCAAGACGACGTTGCTCGCGCTCAAAGACTTTGACGCCGCGAAGAACTGGATCATCGACAACCAACTGGCACGGCGGAATCTTACCGATGAGCAGAAGAGTTATTTGCGAGGGAAGCGGCACGTCGCGGAGAAGAAAGAGCCGCATCGTCCGAAAAAGGGTGACAGCGAGTCACCCTTAAAGACAGCCGCGAAACTTGCTGCGGAATATCAAGTCGACGAGCGCACTATTCAGCGGGACGCCAAGTTCGCCAACGCCATCGACACGCTCGAATCGAACGTCGGCGGCGGCACGAAGAACGCGATTCTCTCGGGCGAACTGCCCATCAAGCGCGCCGACGTAGTGAAGCTCGCCGACCTCCCGCCCGCAAAACAGAAGGCGGCCATCGCCAAGGGTATCGACGGCGTAAAGCGGGCGATTGCTCCACGAATCAAAGTCGAGGTTCGCAGCCCCGATGACGAATGCGAGATTCCAGACGATGCGATCGTTGGCTCGCACTTCTCTTGCCCAACGTGCGGACAAGCATGGCCAGAAGGGAGACCTATTCATGGCAAAGCAGCAAAGCAGCAAAGAAGTAGAAAGCTGGCGATGACGGCAGCTCAAGAGGCGATCCGGAAAACCTTCGACGGAATGCCGATCGAAGACGCGACGGCGGACTTTTCTTTGAAGGTGCGGACGACCGACATCAAAGCCGCCAAGGGACAAGAGAAAGACTTCTCGAACTGCATTCTAGCGAAAGCATGCGCCCGACAAGTGGGAGCCAGTAAGGTCGCGTTCATGCGATCCTTCGCCTACTTGGAAATGCCAGACGCGAAGGGCCGCAAGCGGTTGTTGAGATTCCACCTCGACAAAGACGCAGCTGCGATTGTCGCTGCCTTCGATCGTGGCAAGGCGGTGCGAGGTGATGTCCTGGTGACGTTAAAGGCACCAGTTCCGTCGCAGACGTTGGAGGCTGGTCGGCGAAAGTACAGGCAGCTCAGCGAGCGTCGACGCAAAGCGATTTTGAAAGGCGAAGTCATAGACACAAACGCCAGCAACGCGCGTTACGCATCTCGCACCAAGATACGACGGATGGACGTTCGCAATGGAACGGGGATGGTTCACAACACGCTGAGAACACCGAAAAAGAAACGCCGTCCGCGCAAGAAAGCGACCGCCTAACCTACGCCCGCTCGCCGCCGTCCGAATCCCAGGACCCACGCGGCGGCGGCGCGGGCACCTTAACCCGGCCATCCGCTTCCGAGAGCGCTGGCCCTAACCATGGAGGCCCTTATGACCGCCACGAATGTGGTCATTAACGGTGTTGAGTATGCGCCGATTGATCGTGATGCTCGGCAATTCCAGATCGTCGTCTTACATCGCGGCTTTGTTTTCGTCGGCGACGTCGATCGCTCGGACCCGAATCAGATCGTGATCCACAACGCGCAGACAGTGCGGCGATGGGGCACGACCAAAGGACTGGGCGAGATTGCCGAAAGTGGCCCGCTGTCCAGCACCATGCTCGACATGGCCGGGACGATTCGCTTCTCACCACTCGCGGAGATTTGTTCGTATGACTGCAATCCTGCGAAGTGGAATCGCTGATGAATCGTCGGCCGGCGTGAGCCGGACCGGCTACGGCGACGGCGGCGGCGACGGCTACGGCGACGGCTACGGCGACGGCGACGGCTACGGCTACGGCTACGGCGACGGCTACGGCGACGGCGGCGGCGACGGCTACGGCGACGGCGGCGGCGACGGCGACGGCTACGGCTACGGCTACGGCGACGGCGACGGCGGCGGCTACGGCGACGGCTACGGCGACGGCGACGGCGGCGGCGACGGCTACGGCTAGTTTTATTTCACCTTCCCGCACGCATCGTCTGAGAATTCTTCGGCACTCTGTCGGCGGATTTAAGGACCGGGCGATGCGTGCGGGCACCTTAACCCGGCCATCTAACGGTGGCCCAAAATCATCCTCGGATGCCGTGGCGCGCAGGGCAGGGCGCGCTGCGGCTCCCTACTGGAGCGAATCATGCTCACCCCAGAACTAAAGGCCCGCATCGTCGCCCGCGCCGAAAAGCACGAGCGGTGTGACGGCGAGAGATTCGCATCGGGCGCTTACGAGTCGCGCAACGGCATCATCAGCCACTGCTCGATCGGTTGCGTCCGCGCGGAGCTGGGCCTCGACGCCACGGTGGGAAACCACGGCGAGCTGGTCGACCCGACCGGAGTGCCGGAATTGATTTTAATTCTGTCGGATCATTGTTTCGAGAACCTAGACGAAGAGAAACGGATCGCCTGGACTCGACGGCTGTGGTCCGCAATCCCGACGAGTGTCGACCTAGCGCCGCACGCGAATGAGATCAATGCGAGGCTGCTCGACCGGCTCGCCGAAGATGCCATCCACGACGACGTGCGTGCGGTGTCTCTGCTGCTCGCCGCGCTTTACCGGCGTCGCGCGTGTGGCGACGAGCCAAGCAGCGTGGAGTGGGACGCGGCGCGGCAGCAGGCAGACGCGGCGGGGCAGCAGGCAGGCGCGGCGCTGCAGCAGGCAGACGCGGCGCTGCAGCAGGCAGACGCGGCGCTGCGGCAGGCAGACGCGGCGCTGCGGCAGGCAGACGCGGCGTGGTGGCAGGCAGACGCGGCGCGGCAGCAGGCAGGCGCGGCGTGGTGGCAGGCAGACGCGGCGCGTCTGCAGGCAGACGCGGCGGGGCAGCAGGCAGACGCGGCGGGGCAGCAGGCAGACGCGGCGCGTCTGCAGGCAGGCGCGGCGCGGCAGCAGGCAGGCGCGGCGCGGCAGCAGGCAGGCGCGGCGGGGCAGGGATTCTGGAGTTATGTCGCCGACGCCATGGTCGACGTGCTGTCGAAATGGCGACCAAGCAAACCCACGTCAATCGCGGAGCCTGCGGAGGCAGCAACCTGACGACCTATTCCTAGCCTCAGCTTGTCGCTGGGGCGAATCGCTGGGCCGGCGGGCCTGAGACAACGCGGGTCCGCCGGCTTTGACCGAACCATGAAACGAACCACCCAACTCCTGCTCTCCGCCTCCGACGGACACCGCGTCCGGCGCGAGTTCTACGAGCTGCCGCAGTATCTATTCCGCGCGGCCAAGCGGCTCTACGGTCCGCAGTGGGAGCGGGACCGTCTGGCCAGTCGGCTCAAGCGGGAGCGGGCGGTGAATCGGCGGTTGTGTGCGATTCGGCGTTCGGAGCGCGAAGCGGCGCAGCAGCGCGGTGCGTTGCGGCCGGTGTTGATGGTGGCGGTGGGGATTCATAGTAGGACGAGCGGGAGGTACTGATGGACCCATACGACTGGAGACCGCTGACGGCGTGCCTGATGTTCGCGGCCGTTGTGCTGTGGACCGCCTTCGCCTGGCTGCTCCGCGAGATCAAGGCCATCCCGATGCCGGACGACGCGGACTTTCTGATGGAGATTCAGGTGGCGAAGGATTTGGACAAGCGGCGGGCGGCGATTGCGGAAATGAAAGCGAGGGACGCGGCGTGACACTCGATCAACTCAACCAGCTTGTTGCCACGATGGGTCTGCTGAATCAACTGGCCGACGCACGGGAACTGCCGTCTGACAAGTGCTCGATCGCGGTCGAGGCGATCTCGGATTGCCTGGGCGTGGCGCGATACGAAGTTGCCGAGCACGCGGAGGCGCAGGCCACGTGACACTTACCGCCGCACAACTTGAGCAACCACCGCTACGTCGCTACGACGCCTGGAGTCACCAGTGCGCGGCATTTCACTTCGCGCACGACCGGCCAGCGGCCTTGCTCGCCATGGGCATGGGGACAGGCAAGTCGAAAGTGACGATCGACCTCAACGTCAACCGCGGCTGGCCGGTAACTTTGATCCTGTGTCCGAAGTCCGTGCTCGGCGTCTGGCGCCGTGAGCACGACCGGCACTGGCCGGTAGACGAACAGGACTTGGCTGTCCTCGTGCTCGACAAGGGCACCTGCAAGGCAAAAGCCGAGCGACTCGATAAGTTCATGCGTCTCAATAACTCTACCGTGAAGGTGGCTGTCGCCAACTACGATGCTGCTTGGCGTGAGCCACTGGGCGATGCACTGCTGCAAGCCGGATTCTTTGCAGCGGTCGGCGACGAGCTGCACCGCGCCAAGGCGCCTGGCGGCAAGGCCTCGCGTTGGATGCAAAAGCTCGGCCGCGTCACGAAGCGGCGGCTGGGCCTCACAGGTACGCCAATGCCGCACAGCCCGCTCGACCTCTACGCACAATTCCGCTTCCTCGATCCGAGCATCTTCGGCACGAGCTTCACGCGATTCCGCAGCCGGTACGCCATCAACAATCCGATGTTCCCGTCGCAAATCCGGCAGTGGATCAATCAGGAAGAGCTAACCGAAAAGTTCGAGAGCATTACCTACCAGTGCAAGTCGGACGACGTGCTCGACTTGCCCGATTGCATTCACGAGACGCGGTACTGTCAGCTCGAACCGAAAACGCAGCGTGTCTACCACGACCTGGAAAAAGAATTCATCGCCGAAGTCGAGGCCGGCACGGTCACGGTCGCCAACGCGCTCACCAAGTCATTGCGATTGCGGCAAGTCACCAGCGGCTTCGTGGGCGGTCGGGACGAAAACGACACCGAATTTATCCAGGAACTGGGAGCAGAGAAGCGGCAGCTTTTGGCTGACTTGCTCGAAGACATCGGAGAGCCGTGCGTCGTGTTCTGCGAGTTCCGTCACGACCTCGATACGGTCGAGGCGGTTTGCAAGTCGCTGGGCCGGCGGTACGGTGAGCTGTCTGGCCGGCGGCGCGATGCGATCAACGACCATGCGGAAATGAGCGGCGACGTCGACGTTGCCGGGGTTCAGACCCAGGCCGGTGGTGTGGGCATTGATCTCACGAGAGCCTGCTACGGCGTTTGGTTCAATCTGCCTTGGTCGCTTGGAAATCACCAGCAGGCGATTGCCCGCTTGCACCGGCCCGGCCAGTCGCGTTGCACGCGGTTCTACACGCTGATGGCCGAAGGCACGGTCGACGAGCTGGTCTACAAGGCGCTGGAGCGGCGCGAGGAAGTGGTCAATTACATCTTACATCGGGAGCTAGCGGCATGAGTACGGTCACCAAGAGCCTCAACGATCGCATCGACGACCTGGTTGGCATTGGCCTCGACAAGCAAGAGCTGCAAATCGTCCTGCAACGTCTGCTATCTGACGAGCTAAACCGCATCGAGCAACAGTTCCGCGACGCGGACGACACGGGCACCAACGTCGACCTGCAGGCCGTTCGCGCCTTGCTCGACGCAGACAGCCTCGATGGGTTTCTGAAAGAGCTGGGCAATCAGGCGAGCGGACTCAAGCAGCTGATCAACGAAAAGCTCACCGAGCAGTTCGGCTTGCTCGGCTTGCAGTCGACCAATATCGACAACAAGACGATCTATCGCAACGTCGATAAGTACGCCAATGCGAAGCCGGAATGCCGGACGGCGTTGGTCGAGTGGGCACGCGAAAACGAGCTGGAGGACATGATCGTCGTCCAGCCACAGAAGTTCAAGAGCTGGTGCAAAGAGCAAATCGAAGCGGGGACGTTCCCGGAAGAGATTGCCGACATGGTGGACATCTTCGAGAAGCCGTCACTGCGCATCCGCCGCGCCTAAACAAATCACTGTTTCACTGTTCCTTTTTTACTCTGGAGAAAAACAATGGCAACGACAAAAGAGAAACCGTCCACAGCACTCGCCACCGTCAACACGAACAGCTACGTCGCCCTGCAAGACGGCGGTGAGATTGCCGAGGCGATGGCTGCGAACATGGGCGAAGGCGCCGCGTTCAAGGAGTCGGACCTGACCCGCGTCCCCATCCCGAGCGGCGGCGTCACGACGTGGATCGTGCCGAGCATTACGGGCGACAAGGCCCTCAAGAGCATCGAAGGCATCTTGGCCTACCAGACGACTCGCGGGCTCCTGTGGGCCAAAGACACGCCCGAGGAGGGCAGCTTGCCGGTACTGGTGAGTCACGACCTCAAGACGGCACAGCTCGTAGCGCCCGACAAGGTCGACGCAAAGTTCCTTGATCGGATCGCGGTAGCGAAGCTCGAAGATGGTCGCTTCGACTGGGCCAAGCTCCCGCAATGCGAGTGGGGCAGTGGCAAGAATGGAGCCGGCAAGGCCGTGAAGGAGCAGCGCGTGCTCTACATTCTGACCGAGGAAGAGCCGCTGCCGTGGGTCGTGGTGATTCAGCCGGGCAGCCTCAAGGACTGGCAGAAGTTCATCGTGAGCCTGACCAGGGCCGGCATCCCGTTTTATCGGGCGGTTGTGTCGCTCATGCTCGAAAAGGCCGTGGCGGCGAACGGCGAGCCGTATGCCGTCGTTGTGCCGAAGCTGGTCGGCACGCTCACGAAGGAGCAGGGCGATCAGATTCGCTCGCAGTTCGCTGAGTCCATGCGCGGCGTCGCGGCGAGCGCGTTCAGCAGCTAGGAACTACCTCACCGCCCTTGGCGCATGGATCGCGACGAGACGACGCACCAAGGGCGGTGAGTCTTTTGCCACGGATGACTGAGGGAGCGAATGGCGACGGCGACAGATTTGATCCTAAGTTCCGCACTCGAATACGCGAGCTACGGCTGGTGCATTGTTCCATTGCATCACGTTAAGGCAAGTGGTGCGTGTTCGTGTCGACAAGGGGCGTCGTGTCACACGCCGGGGAAGCATCCAGCGATCAAAGAGTGGCAAAAGTTTGCCAGCAGCGACGAGGATCAGATCATTGAGTGGTTCGAAAAGTGGCCCGATGCGAATGTTGGGTTCGCACTGGGCAAGGCAAGCCGTGTTATCGACTTCGAATTTGATTCGGAGCGGCAGCGACAGATATTCCTCGACCTGTTTGGTGGCGATCATCCCGTAACAACCTGCTACGAATCGCACCGCGGGCAGCACTACCTATTCGAATGGCAGGAGAACTTGCCCGGCGGGGCAACGCTCAAGCTTGATGAGTTGGTGATCCGGCTCGGCAACAACGAAACCGGCGCAATGAGCGTACTGCCACCGTCCATGCACCCATCGGGACAGCGGTACAAGTGGTTGCTGCCGCCTTCAGACTGCACGCCGATCGCGTTGCCGGCCAGCGTTGTCACTTCCATTTGGAACTGGGACGCGAGCGTCAAGGCCGGCGACGCGAAGCCACAAGAGTATTGGCTTGATCTTGCTAAGGGAGTTAGTAAAGGCAGCCGTAACGAGTCAGCAGCGGAATTCATTGGTCGGATGCTACGCGACCTGCGAAATCCGTTTGACGCCAACGCGATAGAGCGCGTCTTTGAATTGTTCGTCGCGTGGAATGATCGCAACTCCCCGAAACTAGACGACGATGAACTAGCGAAAACCTTTGCATCGATCCTGAAAATTCATCGTCGGCAGGTGCTCAGTGAACAAGGCCGTCAATCTCTCAATGGCGAGCAGAGTTGGGAGCCGCGCCGGGGCGAAGTTATTCCGGATTGGCACGTCACCATCGTTGAAAGTCAGCCGCGTGTCATACGGCTCCGTTCGCCACTCTGGAGTATGAAGGCACCAAAAGGGTACATCGAGTTGTCAAGTCGTCAGTACAGATCGTGGGACGCGATCTGCGAGCAAGCACTGGAGCAGGCAGATGTTTATGTGACCGGGAAGATGAAAAGCGAATGGCAAGGCAGCAAAGACAATGAGTCGCTGGCTCGCAAACTGATTGATGCGGCGGAATACTTAGCTGCGCCTTTGGAAAGCAAGCGGGAGCAAGTTGTAGCAGACCTGCTCCTAGATCAGCTTTCGAAAGCCCGTCCGCTTGCCGATGGTCAGGAAGCAAATCCCACTAGGCCATTCATCGATCGGGATGGATCTGTCTGTTTCAAGTTCACGGCAGTATTTGAAGAGCTGTCGTTTTCGCAAGACAAAATCAAGCGGAACGAACTGTCTTCACTGCTCAGTGAGGTGGGGGCTACGGACGGGCACTTCGGTCATGCTGATAAGCGATTTCGGTTGAAGAAATTGAGCAGAGCACAGCTTCGAACGCTTCGAATGAGGGACGGTTTTGACGACGACTGCTCGCGCACAAACTCCGCAAGCAGCGCACATTCGTAAATCGTTACAGAGGAAGAAGTTAACCGGGTTTTTCAAGCTTGGCTGTGCACGAGCAAAAATGAACTCCAACACAAAACTACCAAAAGACTTACGTAAAAAACAAGCGCCCCTGTGCGCTGTGCGCGAGCTTCTCGGCCTGCCGTCAAAATGGAAAAAGCCCGTGCTCATGCACAGAATCGACGTAAACCCATTGGACAACGAGAGATAGCTTTGTGCGCGAGCAAGTTTAGTGTGCGCACACTTTTGCAGGGGATTCGATGAAAAAAAAGAACCAAAAACGCCAGCCGAAGTTCGAAGTTCGATCACTGAAACCGGATACCCGTGAGCTGGACGAGAGTCAGTACGAAGAGATCACGCGGGTCTTTGAGCACCTCCGCGACACTGGCGGAAATATGAACGACTTCGAAACTCTCGGCGAAGCGCTGCTTGATTGCAGTCTTCCCACGCGGCGAAAACTGGCTGCGCTTGATGCACAAAATGCGTGGGCAGTAATTGCCGCAGCGATGACTGGAGTGATGCGAAATGCCGGATTCGTCTACATCATTGAGGCGGTTGGAACAGGTCGCGTAAAAATTGGCCGCGCAACCGACGTTTTCAAGCGGATTGAATCGTTGCAGACCTCATCCCCGTTCCCTCTGAAATTGCGAGCCGCATGGTCGAATGGCGATCCACAATTGGAACAAAAACTACATGCACGCTTCGCCAAAGAGCGAGTACAAGGCGAGTGGTTTGAAATCCCACCAGAGCTGGCGGCGATGATTGAGGCTAATTCTTGTGACCCCGAGAAGCGTCGCTAAACCATGCCTACCATAGCACGACTTATCGGCGGAGCCGGAACCGGCAAAACGCGAGAGCTCATGGAGACGCTCGCTACCGTCATTGACCGCGGCGTCGACCCGCTCACTCAGATTGGCTTCTGCAGCTTCACCCGCGCGGCACGGCGCGAAGCCGCCAACCGGGCCGCCGCAATGCTCGACGGCTCGGCTGAGCAGCTCGAAAACGATGGCTGGTTCCGGACGCTCCATAGCGTCTGCTTCAAGTGCCTGGGGGCTGATCGAGGGAGCGTGCTGGCCGGCGACCGGAAGTCGGCAAGGTGGGTCGCGGAACAGCTCCAGGCCGAAGTGGGTACGGCTCTTGGCGACCGCCTCGACGACGAGGGCGGGGACTTCGAAGCTTCGACGGAGGCCGGCATTGCCTTGCAACTCTGGTCAACGGCCCGCAACCGGCTGGAGCCGCTGACGAAGGCGTGGGAGGTCGCTGAGCGATGCAGCGACCGGACGCCGGCCTACGAAACGGTGGTCGACTATATCGAGCGGTACGAGCAGGCCAAGCGGCTCGACGGCAAGAGCGACTTTACGGACTTGCTCGGCCGCTTCGCAGGTTGGTCATTCGGCGTCGATGGCCACGAAAAATGCCGGCCGGACGGGTACACACCGGCGCTGCACGTTTGGTTCTTTGATGAGCAGCAGGATACTTCGGCACTGCTCGACAGCGTGTGTCATCGGCTGATCGAAAGTTCGACGTGGGTCTACGTTGTTGGCGACCCGTTCCAAAGTATCTACGCCTGGGCCGGCGCCGACCACACGCTGTTCCGGAAATGGCCAGCGGCTAAAGAGAAGATCATGCCGAAGAGCTATCGCTGCCCGGCGCCAATCCACGCCCTGGGTGAGAGCATCCTACGCGAGTCGTCCGACTACTGGGATCGTGGCATCGCACCTGCCGACCACGAAGGTAGCGTTGAGTTTGAACGATACAGCGGGCAGCTATTGTCCGAAGTCGACCAGACGCAGACCTGGCTGCTATTGGCCCGCACGAACTGGCTGGCGAACAAGATGGCATCGCGGCTCACGGAACTGGGGATCCCCTGGAAGGCAACACGGGGCAACGGTGGTTGGCCTCGCAAGAGCCGCGTCGATGCAATCTGCACGCTCGCTGCGCTGTCGGTCGGAAAGGAGATCGCAGCCCCCGCCTGGCTGCAGATGTTGAAGCTCCTGCCTTCAAAACTAGGCGACGAGCCGCTGCTAATTCACGGCTGCAAATCGCAGTGGCAAGAGAACGGCCGGAAGTGGAGAGAGTCGGTATTCACAATCGAGGACATTGCCGACGCAGGGGCGACTCCGGAGCTGGTCAAACGGCTCAAAGAACATCGGATTACGGATTTGATCGAGAACGGCGACGACGTACTCAGTGCGTCGGCTCAGTACGGCGAAAGCGTGTTGAGAGAGCCAACCGTCCGGGTTGGGACGATCCATTCAGCCAAGGGCGCCGAAGCGGACAATGTGCTGTGGCTTACGACGACGAGCGACGCCGTAAGCAAATCGTGTGAGGAGCAAGCTGGCTTCGACGAAGAGGCAAGAGTGGCATACGTCGCTGCTACGCGGGCGCGTAGGCGACTGATTGTGGCGGTGGAACCGAATCAGCGACATCGGTGGAGGGTGAGTGCGTGAAACCCGAGAACCGCATCGTGGCGAACATTCTCACCGCCTTGCGGCGTCGCGGCATCTACGCGCGGCGGATTCACGGAACCGGCTGGCAGCAGCCGGGTCTGCCAGACGTGATTTGCTGCGTCGCGGGGATGCTGGTCGGTCTGGAAGTAAAAACCGAGACGGGGCGACTCTCGAAGATTCAGGAGCGGGAGATCGGATTGATACGCAAAGCCGGCGGCGTAGCCGGCGTGGTGCGCAGCGTCGCGGAGGCGCTGGCAATTGTGGAGGATGTGGAAGCACGTTGGGGATGCTCTTCGCGGGTGAGCGGTCGCATGGAGCGACGATAGTCGGTTCGATTCCGGCCCCCAACTTTCTCAGCAAGGAAGCACCATGCTCGTACTTACCAGGCAGCCAGGCGAGAGCATCGTCATTAACGACGACGTCACCGTGACGGTGGTCGAGGTCAAAGGGGAGCGCGTGAAGCTCGGCTTTGATGCGCCGGAGTGGATCGAGATTTGGCGGAAAGAGATTTGGGTCGAGAAGCAACAGGAGCGCGATGATGTACAGCCTCCAACATGAGCCGCAGCACGACGCGCGCCACTGCGACTGTTGCGGAGCCGAGAAGTGGCAGGACTTCGACGGCGGTCCCGACATGATCG